CTGTCTACAATTTTTACACCTTGATATTCTATGTAGTTTTCTGGATTTCGAAGATATCTTTTTATTGCTTGTTCTTGATCTTTAGATAATACGGCCACTATCGCCTCCTAGGCTTGAACATCGTAGCGAGGCCACCGTCTTTATAAAAACTATCTGCCCCTAAATCATCCATTGTACCTGAACCACCATAAGGGTTTGCTGCAGCAAAAGCTGCTCCCCCTGCGTAATTACCACCACTTTGTCCATCAGCACCACCTAACTGAGTAGGGGCCGTTGTTATTTGTTTTGCTTTAGCTGCTTCAAGTTTTTTCTGTAGTTTTATTTTTTCTTGTCTTTCGGCTTCTTTTTTAGCAATGTCTTGTATAAATTTATTTCTGTCTTTTGCTATATTTATACTTCTAAGTTGTTTAATTAAGTTTGTAGTTTTTTTACTTCCTGGCATAATTGCTTTCGCATTAATATTAGCTAATTCTTCATCGGATAAAGTGCCTTCAAGAATCCCTTGTATTTGAGGTGCACTTAAACCATATTTTTCAGATAGTGTTCCAGAAATAGTATCTATTCTTTTGTCAAAACTTTTATCTGTTAATTTATTTAAATTATAACCTGCCATTACATTTTCTGGATCTTGATAGTTACCAGTGTTGACTATTCTACCTATATCATCAACAGCTATGCCCATATTACCAGCAACATTTTCTGCGATTGCTCTTTGATTAACTGGAAATAGAGATCCTAAACCTTTGAGAATTTCTTTACCTACTCCAACCGGAGTCATCAAAGA